ATAACAGCCAAGAGGTTTTCGAGTATTTAATAAATAAATTTAACAACTAACTTTTTTAATTTTTCTATAATGGAAGATAATACTAAAAAACACCTAGACCAATTAGGCGACGTAATCGACGCTAAACTGGAAAAGGCTTACGGACAAGCGCTAGAAAGCGCTACTGGAAAAGCAGACGAGATGTTAAAGTCTGAAATTTCTACACTAACAACTAAATTTAACGAACGTATCGACGCGTTAGAAGTATCTAATAAAAAGAACTTTGAAGCTGGTAAAAAAGCAACTTTCAAAGGCGCTTTAATGGAAGCTATTGAAGGCGGTGCTATAGACGCTATGCGTAACGGAATGTCTAAAGCTGCACGTTTCGAAGTAAAGGCGGATATGACTACAGGCGCTGACTTTACAGGCGAAGTAATTCCAGCTGACCGCGTACCTGGCTACAAATATGACCCTACACGTTTGGTTCATATGCGCCAGCTAATCGCACAAGGTTCTACTGCGTCTGACGTAGTACGCTTCGTAAAAGAAAGCGGTTATTCTAACGGTGCTGGTGCAACAGCAGAAGGTTCTACACTAGGACAGTCTGACTTTGATTTTACAGCGTCTGATGCTAACGTACAGAAAATTGGTACATACTTTAGAATTTCTGAGGAGATGCTAAACGATACGCCACAGCTTACTAGCTACCTTTCTGCACGTGCGCCAGAAAAACTATTAGAAGTAGAAGATAACCAGATTTTAAATGGTACAGGCGTAGCGCCACAGCTAAGCGGTATTATTTCTGATGCTACAGCTTTTGCTGCTGGTGGTTTTGCTAACGCTATTGAAAGCGCTAACGAATTTGACGTACTTACTGTAGCGTTAAACCAATTAGCACTAGCTAACTACGCTGCTGACTACATTATGATTAACCCTACTGACTTCCACAAAATTTTATTACTAAAGTCTTCGCAAAACGAATACCTAGTAAAAGATTGGAACCAAGGGCTACAGCCACGTATTAACGGTGTACCAGTTATTTTGAATACAGCTATTACTTCTGATAAGTATTTAGTAGGTAACTTCGGAATGGGTACGCAATTATGGGTACGTGATAACGTAGGTGTAGAATTCTTTAAAGAAGACGGCACTAACGTACGCGACGGTTTTGTAACTGTAAGAGTACAGGAACGCGTAGCGCTTACTAACTATCTACCTAACGCCTTTGTAACTGGCGACTTTAGCGTAGACAAAGCAGCCTTAGAAACTGCCTAGTAGTATAACGCTATACACTAAACAAAACCCTGGCTAACCGCTGGGGTTTTTTTATACCCTGTAAAAAAGTTTAAGAATTATTTGCATAGTTTAATATTAGTTTGTAGTTTAGCCAAACAAATTAAAAATAAACATTATGAAATTAAAAATTAAAAAAATAGGTAAAGACCTAATAGGACTAAACAAGTTAGGGCATACTTTTAAGCTAAATGGTAATGGCGTATGGGTTCAAATAACTAATAAAGAACTTTTTAAATTATCTTAATTATGAAACGGAAAATCGAAAACTTTATTTTTGACTGTATTATATACGTGGCGGCTTTTGGACTAGTATGCACGTTTTGCCAACTATGCGCGCACGCTGACAAATGGGTAGGGCTATGAAGTATATAAAGCCAATACTAGGCTGGGGTTTATTAGCGCTGGGTATGCGCGACCTAGCTATATACGACGACCTTATAGGTCTTATGTTTATGTTTATTTTAGGAATAAGTGTATTAAGTTATGACAAAAAATAGTATATTACAGGAATTTAAAAACCTGGTAGACCAGGACAGTTTTAATAAGCTGCCGACAACCCAGAAAATACTGGTAATTCAAAAGCTTACAGAAGCTAGTAACGTAATGCGTCGCTACACTGGCGCTAAATAGTGTAGATTTATTCATAATTATTTTTTGATTGTTGAAAACCCTAGCCAACTGCTGGGGTTTTTTTTGTAGTTTAGTGTAAGCAACTTAAAACAAAGTGGACCGAAACCAGCTAGGCTGCTTAGCAGAATATAAATTTAGCGTAAAAGCCATACAGGAAGGTTTTAACGTATCTATGCCTTTGCTAGATAGTAGCCCTTACGACTGTATTATAGAACGCGATTTAAAGCTATATAAGATACAAGTAAAGAACGTAAGCGCCGAACGTAAATTTAACCGCGATAGTATTCATATAGTACTAAGGCGTACTACAGACTTCTACACAAAAGACGAAGTAGATTTTTTCGCTATCTACTTTACAGTACTAGACGGCTTTTTTATTATACCTAATTATCAACAAAGAAGCGTTAGGTTATCAATGCAAGGGAAGTATAAAGACAATTTTAATAACTTTGCCCTAATAGATTTATAATTTTCTGTTTTTTTCATTTGTTTCTATAAGGGCGCTACTGTAAAAAGTGGCGCTTTTTTTTTCGTATTTTTACAGAAATTATTTTTAAGATGCGTCAAATAAAAATTAACAGCACTACAGGAACCGAACTACTAACAGCTAGCGACGTTAAAAACTACGTTAGAATAGACACTAGCGCCGACGATAGTTTAATTACTAGAATGATAACCCAGGCGCGCGAATGGTGCGAAAACTACATAAGCCGCGATATAGTAGCAAAAAACAGAACGTACTACCTAAGCCAAACAGAAGCGCTAATAGATATACCCTTTGGTCCTATAGCTAGTATAAGTACAGTAACTGCCGAAGGTAATACAGCTGCACATACTGTAAAAGGCCTGGATAACGAACGTATAGAACTAGACGGCGGTAGCGCTAAAGATGTTAAAATAACTTACGTAACTGCTGGGCTTAGCGACGATCTTATAAAGAACGCTATGCTACAATTCATAAGCACGCTATACGATAACCGCAGCGACTATAAAACAGGAACTATAGTACAGGACGTACCAACAGAAACTAAGGCGCTTTTAACTAGCTATAAAACAATGTTTGTATAATGGACGCTGGCAAACTAGATACACAAATAGCCGTAGTAAGGCTAACTAAAACAGCCGACGAGTTTGGCGGCTTTACTTCTACCGAAGCTACTGTAGCTACCTACTGGGCTAGTTTAACGTATATAGACGGTAATATAAAAAGCGAAAACGGACAGCGCCAGCACTTTGTAGGAATAGAACTAGTAATGCGTAAAAAAACTGTAGACGAAATACAAGACCAGGACCTACTACAAATAGAAGGCGCTGGACCTAAGTACAGAATTAACAGTATAGTAGAACACGAACAGGACTTTTATACTACGCTAACAGCTACTAAAATAGACTAATGAACGCAAAGATAAACCCTAACGACCTGGCTATATTAGACAAAAAGCTAAAGCAGCTTAAAAGGTTTTCGCGCCAGGAACTTAGTACCGAAATAGGTAAAACGGCTGCCGATATATTAAGACGTAGTATTAAACGCGTACCTGTAGACAAAGGCAAGTTAAAGCAGTCTGCATATACAGCTAATAAAGGTAACACCGCAGAAGTAGGGTATAACAAAAAGTACGCGCCTTATCAAGAGTTTGGGACTGGTAGGTATATAGATACTAAAGACGCTAAAGCTTTAGGTTTTAGTGATAGTGAAATAAAACAACTATTTAAAGGCGAAGGTAAGCGCCAAGTAAACATACAGCCGCAACCGTATTTTTTTCCTAGCGTACGCGAAGGTCTTAAAGGTTTAATGGATAGGCTAGACGAAAAACTAAAAAAATATATATAAATGCGAGAAGTAATACATAGAGTACGTAAAGCCCTACTGGATAAATTAAACGGTAACGTAACCCTACGCGGCGCTACTGTACCTATATTTAATAGACTACCTAGCAGCGCTACATACCCTTTAATACGCATATACAGCGTTTCTAACGACGAAATAGACCAAAACCGTACTAGTTATATAACAGAAACTATAACGCGCTTAGAAGTTATTACACGCTTTAGCGGCGATAGTGGCGGCGAACTAGATAGTAATTTAATAACAGACGCTATACTGCAAATAGTTAGAACCAGAAGCGACGACTATATAGACTTAGAAGCAGAAGGTTTTAAAGTATTTACTAGTACTGTAGCTGGTATAAACTATCTAACAGAAGACAGCGACGACTTTACATACTTTAGAACTATTATAGAATTAAGCAACAGAATAGAACAAATACCGCCTACAGGTGGACTACAGGCAGAACTACAAAGCGAACTACAAACATAAATACAGCAATATGGCTAAAATTACTTTTACAAACAAAACCGACAACAGCACTAGCGCACTAGCAGAAATATACAAAGTAACTGCTGCTAACGTAAATGAAATAAAAACAAGCGTAAACGCCATATACGACACTTTAGGCGGTTTTGCTTTTTATGAAGACACCGCTACGACAGCTACACCTATTAACCTAACAGCTGACACTTGGACGGACCTAACAAACGATAAGGCTGGAAGCGGTACGCTAACTACCCATAAGCCTAGCTATGTTACTGGCGATCTTTGGGACAGCGCCACTAATACTATAGACCTAAGCGAACTACCAGTAGGAACTGTAGTACTAGTACGTAACGACTACGATATTACTACAGGCAGCGCTAACACTAGAATGGATAGCCGCCTATACTTCCCAGATAATAATAAAAGCGTAGAATTTTCGCACGATACAATAGCTAGTAGCGGTACAGAAGTAAGGTATAGCCGTACTACCCAGTTTTTCGTAACCGACGCTATAAAAACTAGTGGCGTTAAAATACAAGTTAAAGTAGATAAGTCAGGCGCTACAGCTAGAGTAGAAGACTTTCAAATAACTGTACTAAGTTTTTAAATTTTTTATCTTTGCACAATGGAAGTACAAGACTTTAAACTTTACGCTATGAATTTAGGCGCTTTTGCCCTATCATTAACAGAATTAGAACTGCTTTTAAAAATCGCACTTTTACTAACCACTATAGGCTACACCGTTTATAAATGGCACGAACTGTATAAGCGTAATAAGAAATAAATGAAGTACTTTACTATAGCCGAATTCGACAGCCCAGACGAACCAGGCAGCGGTGTAAATATGCACCAAGACCTACTAGAACTACTAGACGAAATGCGCGCTATTTACGGTAAACCTATAGCTATTACAAGCGGCTACAGGACGCTAGCACATAACGCAAGCCTAGGTAAAAATGCGTCTAAAAACAGCAGCCACCTAAAAGGCTTAGCTGTAGATATAGGAATAGAAAACAGTAACCAACGCTACGAAATAATACGTATAGCTATGCTTTTAGGAATTAAGCGTATAGGAACTGGCAAAGGTTTTGTACATATTGATATAGATGATAGTAAGACGTCTAATGTAAACTGGGTATACTAATGAAAACACTACTAGCTAAACTTTTAGGACTTAATAGCGGCGGCAGTAGCGCCCTAGGTAGTTTTGCTAAAGACCTACGCGAAGCTATAAAAGGCAAAGAAATAGATCCAGCAAAAGCGCTAGAACTAATAAAGGTACAGAACGAAGTAAACAAAATAGAAGCCCAGCACCGCAGTATATTTGTAGCTGGCTGGCGTCCCTTTATAGGCTGGGTTTGCGGTGTAGCTTTATTATATAACTTTATTCTACGCGATATTATAGCCTGGGTTTGCCCAGAACAAATACCGCCAGCTTTACAAATGGACCACTTAATAACAATACTACTAGGAATGTTAGGGCTAGGTGGACTTCGTACATACGAAAAACTAAAAGACAAAACTAAGTAATGGCTAAACTACCGCAGTTTATATTTAGGGCTAACGGCAAAAAGAAACGCCCAGGCAAACATAGTAAGAACGCAAGCCCAGGGCAAAAGGGTTATAAAAAGGCTAGACGCGGTCAAGGTAAGCGCCGATAGTATTTTTTGTAAATTTGTAAAAATTACTATAAATGGCTTTAAAAGATAACGCAAGCCTGGCACTTATACCAGCAGCATATAAGACTAGCAAAATATATAGCGCTATACCTACAGACGGCGACGGCGATTTTACCTTTACTAGAAGCGGTAACGCCACTAGAGTAAACAAAGCTGGACTAGTAGAAACTATGGGTGCTAACATAGGAAGGTTAAACTACGATTTAACTAATGGTACACCAGCTAGCTGTCCTAGTTTACTTTTAGAGCCTTCTAGACAAAATAAAGTTTTTCCAAATAATTCTTTAACAGGTTACTCAACAATAGGTGTAACAACATCAAACAACCAAACAACAGCACCTAATGGAGCAAATGAAGGTGCA